ACCTTGATTACCTTGTGTTCCTTGTGTTCCTTGATGTCCTTGAAGACCTTGATTACCTTGAGTTCCTTGATGTCCTTGAAGACCTTGATTACCTTGAGTTCCTTGATGTCCTTGAAGACCTTGATTACCTTGAGTACCTTGATTACCTTGATTACCTTGAGTACCTTGAGTACCTTGATTAACTTGAGTGCCCTGAAAATTACTTAATGGTCCCTGAACACCCTGAAGTCCCTGAGTTCCTTGAGTACCTTGTATTCCCTGCAATCCTTGAACACCCTGTCTACCTTGCAATCCTTGAACACCCTGTCTACCTTGAAGTCCCTGTAAACCTTGAGTTCCCTGTAAACCTTGAACTCCTTGATTACTTAAACCTTGGAGTCCTTGAGTACCCTGTAAACCTTGAACTCCTTGAAGACCTTGAGTACCTTGGAAGTTTCCAATAACACCTTGAGTTCCTTGATTACCTTGAGTTCCCTGGTTACCTTGAAGACCTTGAGTTCCTTGAGTTCCTTGAAAATTGCTTAATGGTCCCTGAAGTCCTTGAATGCCTTGAGTACCAGAATTTGTAAATACAATTGATAATTGATCATTTACACTAAAAGATGATAGATTTCCAGAAACATACTCAACATTAACTCTATAATAAGTATGTGAACCAAAAATTGAATTTAAATTAACTGTTACACTAGTATAAGTGACATTATAAACTAATGTTTGATTTGCAAATGTTGATCTTTTAGAAATCCACAAAGTTCCTTTAATTGGATTACTAAAAGTCTCCATCCATTCAAGATACCAATTACTTCTAACTATTACATCAAGATCAAATCCGGAAAGATAAATTTGAGAAACATTAGATGCTGAACTATTATTAAATCTAATTTCACCATTAGACATTTTATCAACAGCACCCCCAACACCACTATCAATATATGGTGCAGTTGTTAATGATCCCCTATAATATGGAATTCCAGATTTAGGTCCACCAACACCTTGAGTACCTTGAAAATTACTTAATGGTCCTTGTAATCCTTGCAATCCCTGAACACCCTGCCTACCTAGAGTACCTTGAGTACCTTGAACACTTAAACCTTGAGTACCTTGAGTACCTTGGAAGTTTCCAATAACACCCTGAACACCCTGTCTACCTTGCAATCCTTGAACACCCTGTCTACCTTGAACTCCTTGAAGACCTTGAGTACCTTGGAAGTTTCCAATAACACCCTGAGTACCTTGAATACCTTGAGTTCCTTGATTACCCTGAAGTCCTTGAGTTCCTTGATCACCCTGAAGACCTTGAAGTCCTTGAAGACCTTGATTACCTTGAAGACCTTGAAGTCCTTGAGTACCCTGAAAATTACTTAATGGTCCTTGAAGACCTTGTGCTCCCTGTGCTCCACTTGAAACGAAATTGAGAGAAAATGAAGTGACATTTGATGGGAGAGAACCGGAAACATAAGAAACTGAAATTGCCCAATATCCAGAAAGTTCGGTAACAGCAGTAACTTTCCAAATATTTGTAATATTTCCACCTACAGCAGATTGGACGACATATAAGTAACCAAAATAAGGAGATCCTGTATTATAAGAAATCCATGATGGATACCAAGATTGCTGATCATTTCCGAGAAAATCTACATCATCAATATAAATTGTATCTACATTTGATATTGATGAATTATTATATTTAAATTGACCAGTTAATGGATCAGTATTATCTGTACCCGACACAAATCTATAAGGAACTCCTCCTCTGTCACCTTTATTTCCCTGCTCACCAATTATACCTTGAACACCTTGCCTACCTTGAGCACCTTGATTTCCTAGTATTCCTTGTGTTCCCTGGAAATTACTTAAAGAACCTTGAAGACCATCAGATCCTAAAGTTCCTTGATTACCTTGAATTCCTTGAAGACCTTGCCTACCTTGTAATCCTTGAATTCCTTGCCCACCCTGCCTACCTTGGGTTCCCTGGAAATTACTAATTACACCTTGCGTTCCTTGAGTTCCTTGTAATCCTTGAGTTCCTTGTAATCCTTGGCGACCTTGAGTTCCTTGGTGACCTTGAGTTCCTTGGTGACCTTGAGTTCCTTGAAAGTTACTTATTACGCCTTGAACACCTTGTGCTCCTATAGTTCCAGTAATCGTTAGTCTTTTATCACCTTCAATATTTTGAGTTGTAAGTTCAATTCCAGCTCCAGCTACAATTTTTACAGTATCAAGACCTTCTGCAATTAGAGTTGGTTGCCCCGCAACTTCCCAATATTTAAATGTGCTGTTTAGTGCAATTTGAACTGCACCATCACCTAAATCAGTTACTGCAAATCCAGAATCCGTATCAAAACGTATTGCCTTTACATTTTCAACAGAATTTAAAATTGCATTACCATTTAAAGTATCAATTTCACTTACTTCTATACCAACATTAGATAAATTGGAACCATCCCCATAAAAACTAATAGCACTAACGATACCAACACTTCCGTATATGGTAACACCGGCACCAACATAAAGATTATCAATTTCTAAACTTGATAGATCCTCGGGCGGTTTGTCAGTCTGATAGATTTTAATTCTAGTCATAGATCTCTTATGTCGTAATTCCAACCAGCAATTGAATATGATGTATTATCACCCGGATAATCATCAGGAGTTTTACCTTCATACTCTACAATTAATTTTTCTCCTAAACGATCCGCCCAGATGTGATAATAACAATTGATACTTGTTCCGTTTCCAGATTTAATAATAACTTTTTTACCCCATTCTATTTTTTCAACGATTAAATCTTGACTATGACCAATTTGAGTAAGATTGACGGTGATTGTTTCTGGATCAACCAATCCATTCCAATAATCTGGAAGTTCAATAATATTACTATTATTTAATCTTCCTCTAACATAAACTGCAGCTTCTGGTCCTTCAACACATGCATGTCTTAATCTATATCCAGGTTTATTTGGATGAACAATATCAAAAGTCTTTTTGCTAACTCTCAATTCCAAAATTGCTGCGGCAACATCAGCAACTCCAGGCACAGATAAAGATCCGGTAAAATTACTTTGACCACAATTGACAGATAATCGACCTCCCCTAATATCAACCCCCTTTGCCCCGTTAAGTTCCAGACGAGTTGCTGCAGTTACACTAAAATTTGTGGAACTAAATTCTGCAGACAGGGAAGTAACTTTAAAATTTTTCCCTGCAATTTCAGCACCACCTCCCATTTTTCCAACTCCACTCCCTTTTGGTCCACCTAAAGGAGCACCAACTACCACAAGATCACCAAATATTGTAGTTGTTCCTAAAAAACTACTATCTCCAGTTACATTAAGTGCTTGAGGATTTGTAACATTACTTCCAACAACTAAAGATGCATTTATAACTTTATTGAATGCTGCTCCAATAAAACATTGATAAATGTTAGCAGATCCTGCAGGAACAAAAGATGATGGAACATTTAAAGCTGCTCCAAGAACTGGATGAAATACTTCTAAAGAACTTGTTGAAACTGAATCTATGTTATGTGTGGCCATAATATTATACTATTTCAACCTCTCCACAACTTTTTGAAAGTCCTTCCACAAGAGAAACCCATCCACCAGAAAGTAATGTTTGAATAGATTTTAAAGTCACAGGTCCTTTTGTATTCATTTTTCCATAAAGATTTATAAAATTTGAACTTACAATATTAATTCCAGATGTTCCGGTTAAACAAACTCTACTTCCAGCTAAACGAACTTCTTGAGTCGAAGAAAGAATTATAAGACCATTAGAAGATACTAAAAAATTACCTTCCTTTTTATCTCCAGTAGTTTCTAAATGTATATTTTTAGCTTTCAAATAAATTGTTCCACGTTCCGCATTTATGACAAGATCACCATTTTTTGCAATAATAGATCTGGCAATTTCTTCTTTTTTAGTAAGGTCTAAAGTGTGACCAGAAACTTCATGATAACCCTTTTGTATGTGCTCAACTTTGTATCCATTACTATGCCATACGCAATGATTATTGGAAGCAGTTATTATACTAAAATCTCTACCGTCATCATATCCTTCAGGTCCAACTGGACCACAATGAACAAACGCATGTGGATTATTCGCTATAGTAAAATCTGGTGCTTTTTCTTGAGTCATTATCTTAATACACAGTCTACTACTCTTAAAAGTTTATCTGTTCCTATACGGTCTAGTTCTTTCTGAGTAAATTTTGAAGCAGAAGTAAATCTAAGTATTGGCTTAAACTTTGCTCCAAGTCCATCTATGGTATTTATTCTAATTTGTGGAATGGTTACAAAACCATGCCCCCCAGATATAACTTTTATATCAACTATTTGACCAGTTGGCGAAGTTTCAATAGATAACTCTGCTCCATTATTTCCACCAATAATTTCAACTTTATCCCCTGGAGTATAACCAGTTCCAGTATCAACAATTTCAACATCATAAATTTCTGATATAACTTCATTATTTGGACCATCAGTTCCACCTCCAGTTCCAGTACCCTCCCCAATACCAGTTCCACCTCCAATACCGTCAGGTACATTTGCATCGGTTCCAGTAGTAAATGTACCTGAAGGAGCACCTATTCCAGGTAAATCTCCAGTATCAGTTGGTATTTCAGGTGTTTCGGATGTAGAATTTCCTGTAGGATCAATACCAGCACCACCAGATGTTTGAGTATCTGTTGGTAAAAATTTGGTTATATTATTTGCATCAGTATCTCCACCACCTCCAGGGTCCGGATCTCCGCCCAACCTACCATCGCCACCTGGAATATTAGTATCATTCCCACCACCTGGAATATAAACTCCCCCTTTTCCAAAATCTTCTAAACTACCACTATTATTTTCACTACCGATTTCACCAAGATTATCCGTTATAGTTCCAGTAAGATTTGGCGCACCAGTTCTTGTTGTTGTAGAAGTTCTAGGTGGGGCAGTCCAATTGGATAGAGGACTTTGTGGGGAAACTATTTCTATAGAAACATATTTAACGTTAGTATTTTTTCCAATTGGTGCTTTAGTATTAGTTGCTGTTAAGACATAAGTATGAATTATATTTGATCCATCCCTTGGGAACACCAAATTGTTTGGTAAAACTACAGATGCTGAACCATTTGCAATTAAATTATCATAAATTGATGTTACAATTCCTGGTCCTGTAGATAGTCCTAATCCAACAAATGTTGTATCTAAAGTTTGCCAATTAAATCTAACTACTCTACCAACAGTTGTGATTGTTGGATTTGCATCAAAATTAAGTATAGATGGTGTTAAAGATGATGTTGTACTTGGAGTAGGGGCAGATGGGGATGATCCTGGTGAGAAAACTTCAACATCCAGATCTCTAGTGATTTCTTGTCTTTCCCACCCAGGAACATCTCTTGTTGCTGTTAAAGTATATCTAACTATTGTACTTGATTTTCCGGCAGGAAAACTAATACTTGCAGATGAAACACCAACAGATTGATTACCATTAGATGGAAGTTTTGAATATCCAGTAAGAAGATATTCTCTCGATGATAAAGAAACATTTGTCGCATTTTCCGTTTGCCAAGAAAACAATATAGGTTTTTCAACTTCAACGGAAGTAGGGTTAGCAATAAAATCTCTTATAACTGGCGAAAATGGGTAAGTATCAGTATATCCTATTCCAGGACTATCTATTACAATATCTTCTACTTCACCCGCACCATTTATAATTGGATGCCCAGAAGCAAGTCTTCCACATCCACCAGGATCAACAAAACTTACAAATGGTGTAGATGTGTATCCACTACCACCATAAAACAAAGAAACACCTATAATTTGCCCTACTTTATTAACGACAGCAGCACCAGCTGCTCCAGATCCTCCACCACCAAAAAATTCAACATTAATACCACAATTAAAATCCCCAGAATAACATCCTCCAGGAGAAGTATAATTTCCATTTTTTCCTGCACCAAAAAAATCATCCATCAATCCACTAGCACCTTTGCCAATTGTAGAACTGAAAGAAAAATTAGACCAATTATCAGTTTTAGTATTCTGAGGTCTTCCCCAAGGTCCTGCTTCAAATGATTTTAATTCGTCATTACATTCTGGTTTTTCACATAAAAATGATTCAAACCCCAATATAAAATCTATCACCTGAAAGACTGATCCCATTATTTTAGAAACAGGTCCCAGTACTTTATTAATCTTATCAAAAAAAGGTTTTAATGCATTATCAATATCATTAAGAAGTTTACTTAGAAGTGCATTAATAAAAGATTCTGCTGCACAAAAGGGAATGTTTATAACTTTACCTATTAAACTGTATAGAAAATCTCCAACTAAATTAAATAAACCATCAATAATTTGATCAAACCTGCAAAACATTTCGTCTATAATTTTAGAAAGTAATGCCTTTTTTGGTTCTGTGGTTTGTGGAGTTGTTGCAGTACCTAGAAGGTCTTCAATACCTCTTTTTATTTTTTTAAGAACCCATTCTCTTGCTCTATGAACTAAAGTTTTCAGTACTGCTGCTATTTCTGAAATTGTTGCTTGTATTTCGGATTGTAAATTACTTATTGCATTTATAGTTTGATTTACATACTTATCAAGATATTTTTTAAGACCTCTTAAAATGATAAAAAATTTCTTTAATATTCTATAAATTTTACCCACAGTATCCTTTCCACATGGTTGAGCCTTTCCATGTGGTACTTCACAAAGTTCTCTATATGCTTCAAAAGATTTACTATTCCCAACACAAAATTTTGCTGCTCCTCCTTGAGTTTTAAAATAAGATTCAAAAAATTTATCACCGAGTGCTGGATTAACATTATTATAAAAACCATTATCAGCATTATAATTTGTTGGATTTTTTGATGTCATTTTAATTATATCCCCTCCCTACTTTTTAAAATAATGATTTGGTATATTTAAATTGTTTATTTGATCTACTTTTTTACCTGGTTGACTTGAACCAACCGTATGATATAATTGTGGTTTAACAGATGCATACCAATTCAAAGTTTTTTTAAATTCAGAACTTTGTTTTGCTTCTGCTTCAGTTGATGTAAATTCATATGTTGGATCACTTCTACCAAGAACTCCAAGTATTATGGGTAAAGGTTTTTCTATATTAGAATTAACAAAAACTCCAATTACCCATTCACCACCTGTTATTCCTGTACTCATTCTATTTAGAGAACCATGACTAGTCGATCTTAATATAATTGCCCAGTCCAAATCTTTATCAGGAAGTTTACTGCCTTCCGATGGATCATATCCAAGAATTCTAACCTTTACTCTATCCCCCCAACCATTTGGATCCACACGATTTTCTATTTGATTTAAAGGAACTTGTCCTATAAACCATCTGGGTGGAGTTTTTCCAAAAAATCCGGGATTAAACATTTTGTTTACTTACTTATTTGTATATATTCCAGATGTATCACGAACTATTCTTAATGAAGAAAATGATCTTTTTGGAGTAAAATTATGACATAAGTGTGTAATTATATATCTTCCACTTTGAAGTTGTCCAATAGAACCAGAACTCAAATCACTAGAAGATCTTTTCTTAAATTCGCAAGTTATTACATCACCTGCCTTAAGTTTTAAATTGCAAGGAACAGTAATATCCAATACTTGACTCATAAGTAAGTTATATCTCATTATGGATTGTGGGAGATAATATCTCTCATTATTATCAATATTTGTGGATATACCGGGATTGGTTAATCCAGAATCCAAAACAAAAAAGTTTGTTCTTGTAAAGTTTTCATATTCATCAAAAGTATTTAAATAATCTACAGAATTACCCAAATTTTTAAATCCAGTATCTTTAGATAAACTGATATATTCTTGCTTATATTCAAAATTACTAAAATCAAAAGATATATTTTTAGATCTGTAAAGACCAACTCTTAAATCATTTGAAAGATTTGAATTATTTTTATAACTTGGATCATTTAAAATTCTATAATTTGTATTCGGATCATCAAGACTACTTGTTGCCACATTATGATAATTATAAGTTTCAACAGATTCTGAATTCATTATGTCATCTATTGATTTGAAATGAAATCCATCTTTAGTTTCCCAAAAGAAAAACCCAGGTCCACCAGAAGATGATAGTGATTTTGCAGCAACTGAAATGATAACATCAAATGGTCTTTGTCCATTTCCACTTATAGAGCTACTATTCGATGTTGAATCAATTTTTAATCTTTGCTCTGGTATTTTTAATTCTTCTTTTAAAATTTGTTGTATAGAACTTGAAATTGTATTATAATATTTCTTATACAGGTTTACGTTTTCGTTAGATATAGAATATTGAGAAATTAATTTTAAATTTACGCTTTCTTTAGTGTCATCTTGAAAAATAGGAATTGGATTAGAAACATACATCGGTGCCGATGTGAAATTAAGTTGACCAGAAGCATTTTCTATTATAAAAGAAATTTTTTCTTTTCCTTTACCTTGAATAGGAAGTGCTTCTAGTAAAGTTCCAGTTCTTTCTTGCACGTCAATAGATTTATTTGAACGAACAAGATCTCCACTATCAACATAAGTTAAAGATGCAGTAACTATGGGTGAAAAAATACTTTCATAATAAGAAAAATTGACTGTTTTCCAATCTATATAAATGCTAGTCTTATCCCTAGTAATTTTAATTTCTTTATATTGAGATGCTCTTGAAAAACTTGCCATGTCTTATGAAAGTAGTGTAGATCTTATACTTCTTGAACTAGAATTGCTACCTTGGGAAATGAATATTGGAACTATTTGAGTTGGACCAGGAACCGGAACTGTTTCAGTTGGTCCTGGAACAATATAAGCAGTTTCTTGATTTAAAAATATAGTATTGGTGCTTGCATTTGCTCCACCATAACTACGATCTGAAGAAGGAGTTGGTTTCTGGACTGGTTCAACCTTTGTCTTTTTATTTTTTATTTCATATAAAAGATTATTTAACAATCTTTCGTTTAATTGTAATACTTTAGCACCAATCCCAGTCCCAAATAATCCTCCAGTTGTTACTTTAATAACATCTTTGCCGTCTTTCTTTTCGACGGAAACAGTTTTATCACCAACAGTCATAGATTTTGAACCATTCATTTCTTTAATAATATTTTGTTCCAATTTCTGTGCTGGAGATAAAATTGGTTGTGATTTTTCAGGAGTTTTACCTTTCCATTTTTTATACAATCTAGATGCTTCTCTTTCCCTTATTGGTGCTGGAGCACTTGCTCTTTCAAAATATCCATGCCAAATTTTAGCCGCTTCTTCTGGTGTTTTTGCACTTTGTAGTTTAATATATCCTTCTCCAGATTTTGGATCATAATATGGATCTCCAGTTTCAGTCATTTCAACCCAAGTAAATTTTAATTGGGTATCTATTTTCTCTGGATCTAGTTTTTTTGATTGAGCCCATTTAACTAAATTACCCCATCTATTTCCACTTTCACTTTTTGTTCCCCACTGAAATATACCCTTAAATCTACCATCAGGACTTAAAGCTGAAGGACTAAATGTACTTTCTATGCTTGCATTTCCCAAAATTCCAGATACAGCAATTTCATTTAATCCTCTTGATCTAAAATAATTCCAAATTTTTTCTTCATTTGATCCACCAGGAGTTTTTTGTGCTAATTGCTGCTGCTGCCTTTTTATTAATTCTTTAATATTTGATGGACCAGCATTTAAATGACCAAGAAAATATTTTTTATTATCAGGTGCCTGAATAACAACGACATTTCCATAACCATCAAATTTAGAATCGCTTCCCATAGGAATATACTTGACAAACTTCAATCCACCCGTTAATGAAATTGATTTATTTTCCCAATTTTGATCCCAATCTTCACCATTATGGGGTTTTCCCCATCTATTTTGTGATATTCCAGAAGTCATCGTTCCAGAAGTCATTGGTTTTCCAGAAACTAAAATATTAGACTTTACATTAATTGGAATAGGAGCACCCGGAGTTGCATAATCTTCTATATGAATATGAGCCCCAAAACTGGCACCAGTGTTTCCAACTTTACCTATTACTTCATCGGGACTTACTGAAATAGCTTCATCTGATGATGAAGTTTTTGTAGGACTTGTTGGTCTTGTAGTAAGACCTAAATCTCCATATTTCTTCCTCAATCCTGAAAGATTTTCATAACTCTTCATGAACTCACTAAACATGGAAAGATTGTTTTGCTCCTTTTTCAATCTTATATTTTGACTATTAACGTTATTTTCATAAAACTTAAAGTAATTTACAGTTTCTCTTGCCTTTCTTCCTTTTGCAGTTCCTGCAGGAGAAGCATAGGGACCAACATAACTTTTCCCACCATCTTTAGTTGTCAAATTGGGAGTTTGTCCACGAGTTCCTTGTTGTGGTGCTGCATTTCCTTTTCCAAATCCAAACATACCACCAAAAAAGTTTTTAATTGTTCCACCGAGTGAGAATTTTTGAACATTTTGTGCTTGATTTACTGCATTTTGTGCTTGATTTACAGAATTATATCTTTGTATGGCAGGATTAAGATTAGCATTTTTACTAAGTCTTGCCCAAGTATTTGGTTTTCCAGGTTCCATCGCACCCATGGTTGTTTTCCCATTAGTCGTAAGAGGTGCTAAAATTTGTGGAGTGTATCCTGTTTGCTTATTACCCAATTCTGTAGTTCCCGTGTTGGGATCATATCCAGGTGCTGGTGCTGCTTTTGCCTGTTTTGCTTTTTGTTGTACTGCCGTAGATTGTTGCTGGGCACCATTCATAACTTGAGCATTTTTTAATGCTGCTTTATAATTTGCATAAGTTTTTCCAGTTGTGCTCGAATAATATTTCCCTTTACTTCTAGCATATGCTTGTGCTGCTTTTGCTGGTGGTTTATATCCAAGAGATGTCATTAAAGCACCAATTCCACCACCCAAATCATCAAAGAACTTAATTAATTTCCCAATCTCATTTTTGGTAGTTTTAATCGTATCAAGAGCAAATTTAAATGATCCACCAATAACAGGCATCAGGGCTTTGGTTAGGTCCAAAATACCCATCATGCCTTTGGCAATTATACCAAAGGCAAACTTTATCGTATTCCCGATCCAAGGATTATCATCAAAAAATTTCTTTATTTCTCCTAATACTTTTTGAAGTTCTGCAATTATTCTTGGTAAATTATTGACTAAAATACCCAAAAGAATAATTCCAAAAAATTCTTTAAACTTATCAATAATGCTCTTTGGTTTTGCTAATAGAGATCCAGCAATATTTTTCAATGTTGAACCCATAGTGCGTGGAGATTCAACTCTATCTTCCTTATCTTTTACAATTTTTTTCTTTTTCTCAAAAAGAGAAAACTTCTTCTTTTCCTTTTTAATTTTATCCAACTTCTTCCTATCAAACACCAAAAGACTTTTAATGTTAAAAACATTAAACTTTAATTTTTTGGTTGCTTTTTCTGTTGCCTTTTCTGTTTTTTTTCCTACTGTTAATTTCATCGTTTACTAAACTACTAAAATTCCGTACATAGAAGGAGTTGTAAAGATATAATCGTTACTTTCATCGATGGGAGAAATAGATGGTAACGATGTTCCAGAAGATGAGGATGGTGCAGATTTTGGTTGCGATGGTTTAGACAAATTAACAACTTTGCGTGGAAGATTAATTACACTAATATTTCCACCAGAAGATTTGGATGAAAATAATTTAGAACTTTCTGTGGAAATAGGTACGGGAATGACATATACATTTTTATCGCCCAAAATTGTTTTTTCAATTTGAGGATTAATAACATTTTGTGTCAGATTAACTGGTTTTTGAACATTAATATTTGGAGCAGATGTATTTGTCTTAGATCTATCTAAAAGATTTCTAATTGAATTAGTAAAATCTTGATACCTGTCATTTGCTTCTCTTCTACCTGTTTGTTCGCCAATCCAACCGCCACCAGGAATACCAGTTTGACTCCCTTTGTTTCTACCAATCATTCCACCAACATCTTGAATTAGTCCACCAACTCCTTTATCAATTTTTCCAATTGGATTACCTCCACCGAAAGATGGTCTTAAAGTACCTCCACCACTACCAGGAGGTTTTTTTCTACCTTTTTGTCTCAATTCACTAGATTCTTTGTCTAATAAATCTTTAAATTCTTTAATAATTTGACCAAACTGACCTATTAAATCCGTTACAATTGTTTCATTAAGATTTTGCTTTCTAACAGCATTTGTGAAAGCTTGCCACAATCTTCCAGCATTATCATTAATATCTTTCAGAAGTGGTCTGAAAAGCATCGCTGAACTGGTTTTAATAACTTCTTCACCAGGAGCAAGAAGCGCATTAGCACCACCCATCATGGTTTTAGCACCAGATGCTATCATGGCAGGAACACTATCAATTCCCATACGCCCAGGACCACCAACAGTTCCACCACCAGCAAATAGTGAAATTTTTGGAATGGTTCCACCTTTTTCTCTACTAACAACGTATTGATTTAAATTTTTTAAAGATACTGTTCCACCTTCGGAAAATAATGCAGGAACTCCATCAGGAACTTTTCTTCCCAATTGCTTCCAAATTTCTAATGCAATATTTCTTGTTTTAGGATCTACGTTGGATTTAAAATATTGTACAAGACCTTGAGGATCTTTTTTTGCAACATTTAAAAGATTATCTAAAGTATTCCTATCATTTAAATTAAATTTTTGATTTTCGTTTTTAAATATTTTTTGAACCGATGATGTTACTCTAGTTCTAAAAATATTATTAATAACACTATTCTTTGCTCCTTGTTGTATTACATTTGCAGTTACTTGTTCTGCTGCTTTGGTTGTTCCCCGTCTTGCAACTTCACCTGCAAATTGTCGTTCTAGTCCAGCACCAGGTGCTGCTTTTACTCCAGTAACTAATCCTGTACCTTTTGGTGCAGATCCCATTCCAGATCTTCTTCCAGGTCCCCAAAGTGTTGCAGGAAGATTTGTCAAACCAAACAAATTTAATAAATTTTTTGATTTTTTTTCTCCTTCCGCAACCTCTGCACCTGTTTGTATTCTTGTTACTCTTCCACGACGATCTATATTGATTCTACCACCATCTGGAGTTGGTATACTTTGAGATCTATTTTCTGATCGAGCCTTTTGTATCCCCGCTTCTACAAGAGGTCCATAGGAAGCAGGAGAAGTACCTGATGCTAATACTGGTGCTGCTTTTGCTGGTGATGGAGTTGGTTGTTGAACTGGTGTTTGCTTTTGTTGTTGTGGTTGTGCTGTTTGTGGTTGTTTTTTTAATAAGAGTAAAAATGGAGCAAATGCAGCAGTTGTTAATAGTGCTTGAGCAAGACTTTGTAAAAATCCAGGTCCTTTTTTGGGATCTCTAATTAAACTATCTACACAATCTTTAACTGGTTCACAATCAGGAAGTCCTCCTTGTTGTGCAGGAGATTTTGGACAATTACAAGGAAGTTTTGGTTTAGACTTAAAGAAATCAATTAATCCTTTAATTGCATTTGCAACCTTCCAAATCTTTCTAACTAATCCTAATAATTTAACCGCACCAAAAACTATAAGAAGTTCTTGCCAGTATTCTTTTAGAAAATTAAAGAAGTCTTGTAATTTTTTCTGATTTTCTGGTTTCTGTAACCACTTAAATGCATTATTGACTAGAATTCCAGTCAATACTATGGAGAAGAAATCTAATAATTTTTGAAATATACTTTTTGCTGGAGCAACTACTGCACTTAAAGTTCCTCCTAAAAGACCTTTACCACCAGATTCTATTTTCTTTTCTTTATCTTTAACCTTCTCTGCAGCAATTCTTTTCTTATTTTCCGCTAGTTCTTTCTTCTCTTCGTTAATTCTAGAAAGAAAATCTAAAGATAATTGCTGTTTAATTTGTGATAATATTTTATTAGATTGCTCTAATAGTTTTTGTATTCCTATTCCAGATTGTATATTTTTAACTAGAGATCCTTTGTTCTCTTCTTCCTTAATCGGAACTAAAGAATCTGGAATTAATTTAACTAAAGGCTTGATGAAACTGAATTTGGTTTTCTTTAATTCGACTCCAGGTTTAATAGCACCACTAATTAACGTAGACTTAATATTTCTACGATTTAATTTAGGAATAGATGGTGCTTTATAAACCTGATCGATTTCCACTTTGTTGTTGTGCCTTTAGGTTTTCCTCTTCAATATACTGTTGTAGAAGAGAAACATAAATTTCCCTTTCCCACGGCAACATATTTTCTAATTCCGTCAAAGAGTATTTATGGTGTTGCATCATAGCAAAATTAATTTTGATATATGACTCAAGACTAGTATGAGCCATACTCAAGTGAAAAAACTTGCTAGACCCTCCAGAACTACTTCGCTCTCAACTTTTGTTTTAGGATTTGTAACTTCAATCTTGTGAGACAATTTGGGCATCGTAGTGAAGAAATTTTCAATTTCTTTTAATTGCTTGGTATTCATCTGATCCACAAATTCTCTCATTTCTTTCTTGGTGCAATCTGCACCAGACCAAGATTCTTCTTGATTATAGATCATATCAATACATGAAACAATCATATCTAATGACTTATCTACATCATTATTATCATTATTAAATTCAAAGTTATTTTCAACAAACTGCTCTAATGAAGGATACCCCATTTTCATGGACAATTCATCGTCCAGTTTAACAATTTGAACATGATTTGGATCTTTTTGAACTTTGATACTATCAATATCAATATTCATTTTAACTTGAGTTTCACCATCATCTGGGCAGATAATATTAACCTCAACACTTTCCCCAACTGATTTTGCTCTTACGTTTAAGAAAATATATTCAATATCGAAGGTTGAAAGATCTGCAATCTTAATTCCTTTTGTAAGAATACATTCGGTTAGAATTTGAACAATCGCATTAGTTATCTGCTTCATATCTTCAGATTCTAAAGCCATGATCAGAATTTTTTCTTCTCTTACAAGGAAAGGTCTGTATTTGATCTTCTTTCCGGTAGAAGGAATTTCCAACTCATATGTTGGTGTACTAATTTTAGGTAAAGGCATAATCCTCGAATACAATTCAGGTTGAATTATTTATTACTCAATTTAAGCAATAGTATTATCAAATCCAGTAGTGTTACCAATAACTCCCTGATCTACACCTCCAACTGTTCCCAAATATTCTGTTCCAGTACCTCCATAAGGAAGATCTGATGGAGTGACAAGAGTTGCTCCATATTCTCTTCTCATAATGTATCTGTCATAATTCATAGTAACAGTTACTTTCATTATCTCAGCATCTCCATATGCAACTGAAATTGAAGTTACTGATTTTGGAAAGGCATTAACTAATTGAAAAGAAACATTTGTTGCATTAGATGTTTCATAATCTCTTTCAAATTTTTTAATAAAAATACCATCTGTTTTGTAGTCTTTTGGATACTGAAATCTTCTGTAATAACCAGGAGTTGGTGAATTTCCTTTAGTTTGTTGTGCCAATTTACTTCCGCCAGAAATAAAATCCATCCAAGCTTCAAAAAATCCTAAAACTTTATATTGCCTGTCAATATAAAAAGTAAAATCAATATCTGTGTTTATTCTGGTATGAGCAAACTCTTGAGAGACTCCCATATAGTTATCTTTAACTTCTGCAGTTGCATATGACGAAGTTGGAAGAGAAGCTTCAGAACACAAAAGTCCTAAATTAGTTCCAAAATCTGTAGAAAAATTAATTGCCCCATATTGAGTTCCGTTCGTTAAAAACGTATCAAATTTACCAATAGGTTTACTAATAGTGACTTGAAATAAATTTGACCTTGCCAAATTTAGAAATGTTGGCAGAGTAGTCATATTAACTGTGCCAACTGCTGGTACTTTCATCTCTAAATATCTACAAGATACTATGTTATGAATTATTTAGATGTCGTATAAGGGAAAATATCAACCATCATTCCCAAAAAAGTACAAAGGAGACCCCACAAATATTGTGTATAGATCTTTGTGGGAAAGAAAATTTATGGTTTATTGTGATAACAATGACAGAATTTTGGAATGGGGATCTGAAGAAATTGCATTACCTTATCGTTCTCCCGTAGATAACAAAGTTCATAGATATTTTCCAGATTTTTATATCAAAGTTAAAGAAAGTAATGGCGAAATTAAAAAATATTTGATTGAGATTAAACCAAAGAAACAGACAATAGAACCAATACCACAAAAGAGAAAAACGAAAGGATATATCTATGAGGTTTATGAGTATGCCAAGAATCAGGCGAAGTGGAAGGCAGCAGAAGAATTCTGCAAAGATCGTCAATGGCAATTTAAAGTTCTTACAGAAGATGAACTGGGTATTAAATAATGGCACTTACAGGATTTGAAAAACCATTAGACCAATATAATAGGGACGAAATTCGTAAGATTGCGGTTCTTTATGGAATTCCATTAAGCAAGATTATTACTCAAAAACTTACCAAAGCACAAGTAATTGATGCGATTCGCAATAGTCCAAAATATCAAGAACAGCAACAAAAAAGACCCACAGATGATAAAAATAATCGTATTCGTAATATAATTAATAATTTAATTGGAACTGAAGATCCGGATGATCTGATGGTTGAAATAATATCCGTTTTAAAAGAGAGTGGAAAGATTCCTACTGCAGGAAAATACTACGTTTTTATATACAATCCAAAGACTCCAAATATTCAATATGATCAAAATCCTTTAGTAGCAGTTACTGATGTTTTTTCTTGGGGATTTAGAGGAATTAATTTTCATTGGGGAGAAATTCGCCAATATACTTGGGACGAAATTGTTAAAGGAATTTATGAAGTGTATCCATCAGAACTAAAGGACTTGCAAACCATTCCATTTGGCAAATTTCGTCTAAATAGTTAAAAAACTAATATGGCCATAACGGGCATAAGGTATCCAGCAGATTTGCAAGTTGAGGAAGATACTGATTATTTTCAAATACAAGTTCTTACATATGAAAGAGACAAATCATCTTTAATTGCTGGTGCAAAGACAACAGTAGTAGGTGGAGCAACTATTCTTTTACCTATGCCATCCAATATACAGGATGCTAATAGTGTTAGTTGGGGTGAGGAGAAGATGAATAATATTACTGCAGCTGGTCTTAATGCTGTTGATACAGCAATGTCATTTAGTTTTTCAAATCCTAACGGATTGCCAGCAGAATTAGCAGACAAAGAAGCAGCAATACAAAAGGCTTTAAGTGATAGTCGAATAGATTTAGGAGAAGCTACTCAATTGTTCAGACGACAATTAACAGCAGAAGCAGTAAATGTTTTTGGTGCTAACGTTTCTATTGATCAAATACTAGCAAGACAAGACGGAAAAATATTCAATCCAAATCTGGAGTTATTATTTAATGGGGTAACTCTTCGTGATTTTAGATTTTCTTTTAAAATGACTCCAAGAGATGAAAATGAAAGAAATAATGTTGTAAAAATTATAAGAACATTTAAAAAATATATGGCAGCATCTAAAAGTGGAAACGGAGATGCAAACCTTTACCTAAAGACTCCTAATGTTTTTAAGTTATCTTATAAAAAAGGTGCTAATCTGCATCCATTTTTACATAAATTTAAAGACTGTGCTTTAAAAGGAGTGTCTGTAAATTATACTGGAGAAAACGTATATGCAACATACTATGATGGAACTCCAATATCTGTTGTAATAGATCTAAATTTCCAAGAATTAACACCAATTTATAATGAGGACTATCCTTCAGCAAAAACTAACGATGGAGTAGGATACTAAAATGGGATACTTCAGAGAACTACCAAATTTAGAATATCAATCTCCACTAATTGATAGAAACTCTTCTTTAGATTATGTCGAAGCTAAAAATATTTTCAGAAGAGTTAGAATACGACCAGATTTTGAAAATGTCTATACTGCATTTAATAACTATACAATCCAAGAAGATACTAGACCAGATCAAGTTGCAGATGAATTATATGGATCACCAGATTTGGATTGGGTTGTTTTAATTTCTGCAGGTATAACCAACATTAGAAATGAATGGCCTCTATCAAATAGACAACTTTCAGAATATGCAGAAGATATTTACGGAACAGAAATAAATTCAGTAAAATTTTACGAAACAAAAGAAATCAAAGACTCAAAAGGAAGATTAATTATTCCTGCAGGAGAAGTAGTTGATAGAAATTATAAGTTACCAAAACCAACTACAGATGATCTTCCAACACAATCTTATGTAAAGTACTATGATGAAGATACTAATTCGTATGTAACTGTTCAGAACATTACAGTTCCAATAACAAATCTAGAATATGAAATGAGAAAAAATGATTTGAAAAGAGAAATTATAGTATTAAAAAAAGGATATCTAGAAATGTTCCTAAACGATATGAGAAGAGAAATGAAGTATAAACCACTATCTTCACAATATGTTACAGAATACATGAAGAGAGGGGAGAATTTAAGAATCACCTCCCCATAAAAAAGGGAAGGTTTAAAACCTTCCCCAAGATACTAATCAGTCTTCTGCCAAGCGGGCGAAGTAGGAAAGAGCATCATCATCTTCGTCTTCTACAGGAGCAGAGCGTGTGGGTTTCAGATTGTTGAGTTCAGAACGAAGATCTTCATCAAGTTCCTTTACAGGACCATGACTGTATTCTTCCTCATCAGCAACCTCAGGATCTTGGCGGCGAGCACCTTTGGCACCAAGCACATAATCAAGACGCTTCTTCAGTTCATCATAAGACTTGAACTGGTCAGCAGCAACAAGTTCAGCAAGAGAATATTGTTTCTTCCAGATTGCTTCCATCGCATCATCGTCGTCCAGCAGAGCGCCTTGTGCGGCAAACTCACTAGAGTCATAGTTTCGATAACCAGCAACATTCTTTGCCTTCAGTTTGAAGTTGGCACCTTGCCAGAAATCAAAAGGATCAATAGGAGTCTCATCTTCAAACTCGGGTTGCATCGCAGCAGTAATCTTATCAAAGATTTTCTTACCGAATTTATAGAGGAAGACCTTACCTTCGTTATCAGGATTTGCGGGATCCTTCACAACATAGATGTTGCTCACATAAGTCAGTTTGCGTTTCTGCTTACGGGCAACTTCCTTGCCAGCATCTGTGCCGTTATTCCAAAGTTCAGAATTCAGTTCCGACACAGGATCCTTCTGACCAAGAGTAGTCAGAGAATTCTCAATAAACCATCCGCCAGGACCTTGGAAGGCATGGGAATACAGTTTCACAAACGGCAGATCTTCGCCGTTAGGAGCAGGAAGGAAACGAATGATGGCATAACCGTTGCCACTCTTATCACATTCGAGTTTCCATACACGATCATCACCAGATGATGCGCTATTATTCATTTTTTCTACTTCCTTGACCAGTTTTGCGGTCAAGGAACCAAGTTTAGATTGTTTTTTAAGATCAGAAAAAGACATTTGGATTCGTTGTGTAAATTTGGATTTGTTGGATTTACTTAGATATTATAACAAAAATGATCTCACTTGTCAATATGTTGCTTGAGAGATTCAATTGTTTTAGTCATACTATTGAATAGTAAATTCATATCTGTGTCGGGGGGAAATCCCATAATTGCCACAGATTTGCGAAGATTCTCTTTCATCTCAACCGCTTGTGGGTCATCAGAAAGAGAAAGTCTTGTGTACATAATGCGTTGCTTTTCGAGCAACTGAGTCAGTTTATCAATATGTTCCAGTTTATCTTCATGGGTCATAGAACCAAATGATAAAATACTTCCATAAATGAACTTTTGAAGATCATTAATTTCTTGAAGTTCTTCTCTAATGAGTTCAGAATCAAAGAATTTACTCATTTACAATTTCCCTCAAAAGTTTTTTATATTGGAACACGTTGATATTTAGAAAGGGTTTGTACTTCTTGATTTTTAAACTTACGGTTTCCCATACAGGGTCCATAAGTTTCTTATCAAACACATTTCCAAACTGAAAGATTATATCATAAATTACCAGAACTTCAGGGGAAATCTTCCCACCCAGGAACCTTTTTAGAACTGCTGGATGACCTTTCGAGCAGTTGAAAGCATCTTCTAATTTGATTTCCGAGAGTAATTCTTCCGATTGTTCTTTGAACAAGTAAGTCAAACTCTGCTGTCGTTTCATCCACTCTGTGTATGTTCTTTCTCCAGAGTTTATAATTTCTCCAATCCATATGTTTTGTGGGTTGTCTGTAGCAACAAAGTTTGAGACAAGAAAATCTACAATTTCCTTATCAGAATATTTCCTTGAAGATTTCTCGAAGAAATATTTATCCTTACGTTTGTTAAAGGAAGTTATGGTTGCCCGTGACTTCCCACCATATTTAAAGAAATCGTATTTTGGATTTGTGAAATGACTTTTGAGTGACAAATAATGCTGATAAGTTTCAAATGGAGTCACGATCATAAAGGCAATCTTGCTCTTGAAGTTTTCTTCATAAAGTTGAGACGGGTTGCGTCCCATTTAAGCTTTTCCTTTAAAGGCTTTGAAATAATTTTAGTAACTGATTCTATATCAACTTCATTCGTTTCACAATATTGAACTATTGCGTCAATGTAGTTAATATTTTCTGTTGCTACTATTTTTTCAATTTCTAGCGCAAATTTAGATGGCGTTAGAAATTTATTTTCAATAACCTTTTCTATTTCGTTATTTTGTTCCATAGAATTCCAATTTATCTCTAACAAACTCTCCAATATATTCGGTGAGTAGTTTGATGTACTTTGATTTGTCATATTCTTCATAAACAACACATTCTCCATTTTCACAAGCCATAATAATGACTAATTTCTTTACCATTATACCAGTAATTTCGTATAACATACAACCATATGCCATACATTGAACAAAATAATGATCAATCCACTCGCGTGGTTTTGGTTTCTTAGAAGTCTTAAAATCGATGATTGCCAATTCACCATTATATTCGGCAATACAATCAACGGTTCCCGCAATACCTAATTGCTTACTATATAGGGAACCTTCCAGAGCGTGAATATTATTTATACGATTGAGTTCTGCCTTAGCAATCTTAAAAAGAAAATCTGGCAGCGGTGGAACAGAAGGCAACTCTTTATTGTAAAGATAATTCTCCACAAGAGAGTGCATATCTGTACCGCGAGAAGTAGCTGCCTTAGTAATCTTCTCCGCCTCTGCCTCACCGATCCTTTTGCGCCACTTTACAAAAATTTCACGATTAACATGACTCGTAACCGAAGTAATGGAAAAGAGTCTTAGAATCTCATCTTCATCAGGCACTTTATAATATCGAATACCATCTATAGTCTCCCGTTCAAGTTTAGGGAGAATCAAATCAACGTGATTAAATATCATCGGTCGTACAAAAATTTGAATGGGCAGGTTTTAATTTGAGTCTTAGAAAATAATTTTGTTTTCCAATTAGTCTTACTTCTGTCTATAGAATTATATTGCTCTAAAATTTGATTAACTTTTTGAGGATCTTCAATTTTTTTAAGAATAATTCCAGCATCCAAATTTGGAGGATAAAAAGAAACTCTAAACATAGGATCACCTTTTTTTATTACAATAGGTTTTGTTGGATTGACAACAGTAAATGCGTTACTAGTGCTTCTTGGCCAATTTGATATATTAAACCACCCACCAATACCGATAAAATTGTTATTTAAAGATGTTATTGGATGATCATTGTACTCAAACCACACATTTTTTTCTTCTGTCCAGAATAAAAACTTTGGGAATGATATCTGCATGACAGGATGTGGGGACATCAAATCATCAACGTGTAAAAACTCACGGATATTATAATTTTCGTTGCCTAAAACAATTAAATCACGATTTCTATTTATTTGAATCGTAAAATCTATTGGAGATACTGCAATAAAAGTTCGATTGCTTTTGTGATTAAATACTGGACATTGTGTATAGACATATCTGTCATCTAGTAGATCTCTTTCTCTATACAAAAACTCATCACTAAAAAGTTTTTGATTACAATCTACATAATATATTATTACATTCGCCATTATAGATAATTAGAGACCTGAGTTAATTTTTGCAACTATATACTCCTTAACAAGTCCAGAACGAACAATATCATCAACACCAAACTCTATTATATCAATAGATGGCATTTTACGCAAGATGTTCATAAAATCAACAATTCCATTACGCTCATTAGATTTCTGCAAATCCGACTGAGAAGCATCTCCACAAAACATAATCTTAGAGTTT